CTATGGTAAAAGGGAGCCAAGAGTTTAACCTCTGGCTGCAATCCACTTGAAGGATAATCCAAAATCCCACCTGCAACTTTCACAGTATCCTCAACCGAGTCAACTACACTCTCCACAACATTAGTCACATCATCAGCCACTCTTGCCACCGACCCAAGGGCCGACAACATCTCTGACTGGTACTCTGGGAACTTCCACAACTCCGTACAATCGCGCCAAGTGCGCAACTGCTCCTGAACACCGAGCTCCAAAAGAGCCGTAGATGCCAAAACACGGAAATCATTGAAATTATTGGGTCCTGCACCGACCAAACGAAGTAACGTATCGTTCAATTTAGTGAAGACCAACTCTTCCTCAGACATATCACACTTCCTATCCCACTTCAACGACTTGAAAACTCGCTTCCACGAGATGACTCCAAAAAAGGAGAAACCTGGCAAAGCAGGGATGAAAGCTTCACGAAACTGCCGACTCAAAAAAGAAGCCTCAAAAAGGTTAGACCAATGAGGCTCCCCTCCTTTGTCTGCAGACGTCAAGCCAAACATCGGATTGCCAGACCTGTCCTTACTCAAATAACGCACGAGACTTTCTGGGCCAAAGCCCGTCTTAGGTCTCGCAACCGTTATAATACAATCATCCCCGTAAGCTTTCAACCTGACAGCCCCATCAAAGGCACCGAGACTGGCAGGCGCTCTATCTCTTTTCTGTTGTTGCAAGAAGGCATACTTGATGAGAGCCGACAAAAGTATGGTGTTACCCATAGTAGTGCCGACAGTCCCAGAGGGCCATACTTGGTTAGTTGTGTAGACCAAGTTGCCCACTATCTCAGTTCGGTACATCTGGGACATCCATACAGCCTCCCTCAACAAGTCATTCTCAGAATCATTCGCTACCTTATTCATGGCTTTCACCAAACACCGGTGCATCATAGGCGTTTGGCCAGAGTCGTAACCGTGAATATCAATATCCATGGCGTCAACCCCAACCTGCATCAGGTAACGCAACATCATCTCAGTATCGTATGACTCGG